GTTCGACGACCGCTTCGCCTACTTTACCGCCCACGCCGCCCGCAAGAAAATTGGCCGGGCTTAAAATTTCACCGGCCATACGCGCCCAATCAATATTTTTGCTTCCTCCACGCTCTTTCTGGATTTGCTCCTCGCGCTCTTTGGTAAATGCGTCGATCTGGTCTGCACCTGGCGGGGTGTACACCTTATGACCAAGTTTTTGCGGATCAGCGGCAGGTCCTGAAGGCAAGACGTGCGCGGCCAATTGTCCAGCGCCGATCAGTGGATCTTCCATGCCGCGACCAACCTGGCCAAGCGTCGTTGTCGTGTCGCGATGTTCTTCGGTGTAATCCTTTATAACCTTGTCTATGACGGCCATAGGCGTACCGGCGGGGAAGTCGTGCTTCGTCCCGTCAGCAGTTACAATAGGCGCGCTTCCGTCGTAGACGTCATCCGCCATCTTTTATTCTGTTTCCTTCCTTGTCGTATTTGATGGTATTTGGATTATTGGCTTTGTTTTCCAATGGCGTCGGGGCCAGAATATCCTTCGGTACTGGCGTCGAGGGATCAACATCATGCCTGAATTCCGCTTCCATGTGCTCGCGGAACGCCTTCGGCGACTGTACCGCCAGTCGCATTTCCTGCTTGAGTACATCGACCACTCGCTTGTAAGCTTCGTCGCTTAACGCAGTATTGAGCATGTCATAAGCGTGCTTGCGCACGAGGTCGGTCGAGATACCGGTCGGTGAGATGGCGCGGACGTAGGAGTTGACCAGCGTGTTGCTGGCCGCCGCAAACGAATTGACGTCCGGATCGCTCGTTTTTTCTTCGTAAGATTGAAGCACACTATTGAAGGGTACGATCTTGGTCCGCGGGAATTTTTCCGACAATTTTGTTGCCAGATTGGCCTGAAGCCCGGCCTCGTAGGCCGCCGAACCCATCTTCATTTCCTGTGTGGCTCCGGCGCGCTCGGCAGCCTTGAGCCCCTGGAACCGGGCATTCAGCATCGAGATATCGGCGGGCTTACCACCGCGTTCCTCAATGAGCTTATAAGCCTCATTACGAATGGCAAGAATGTTGCCGGCAGTTTGCTGCCCACGGCCGAGATTGGTGAATATCGAAGTATCCCCTGTGTCAGCAAAATTTTGTGCAAACCTGTGCAAATCTTCGGGCGATAGCGTCGGCTCCGACTGCCTGCGCTTCCATTCCTTTTCCTGATCGCCCAGCGTCTGCCACTTGCCGTCTTTCGCGCCCTCGTCCTTGATTTCCTGCATCTCCGCTACTTTCAATTGCGAAGCATTTTTGGGCGGTCCGCCCGCACCGGTTCCGCTGTGCGCACCGTGACCAAAACTTGCTGCTTCCGATACCCACTTCGCACGTTCCTCCGCGAGCGCATCAGCGCCATCGTGCGCATCGCGCCACGCCTGCTCCTTGAGCGCGATGTATTCGTTGGCGCGGCGCTGCGTATCGGCACTTTTACCAAAATGTTGATCGTAGAAATCGGCACGTTCTTCAGCGGTCGGGCCTTTGCCTTCGTTATCGTTGCGATGTTCCCACGCCCACGTTGCCATTTCCTCCTGCTGCTCGGTCTTCATCGCGCCAAACGAATGGACGCGATTGAACGCCTCCAGTTTTTTAGCCTCTTTGAGCTGCGGTGGAAGCTGTGATTTATCGATTTCCTCGTATTCCTGCTTGAGCACATGCTGCTGCAAAGTGCGCTGCGTGCTTTCATCAGCATACTTCTTTGCATTTTCCATCGCGGTAGCGCGGGAATTTATCAGTTCATATAGTTCGGGATACATGCCGTGGTCGTACAACAGCAACGCTTTCTTGTCATCAAACTGAACCGCAGCATTATGAAACTTGGCGCTTGACGCAGCTGCATTAGATGTAGCAAGCGACAAAGCATCGCTATAAAGTTCGTGCTGCGTCTTGAAACGCTGATCGGCGAGTTTGACGTTCTCCTTGAACGAATCATAGGCGCGCTGATAACCGGCTTCGTCACCAGCCTTGATCGAGTTGATCGCGCCGGCCATGCCATTTATAGCGTTTTCCATCGGCGCTTTGGTAAAAGCGCTTGCCACCATGGCAAACAAACCACCGACAGAGCCGAATCCTTCTAGTGGATTGGATTCCCACTTCTTGTGTTCTTTCTCGGCATCCCACTTCAGGGGAATGTCATCGGCCGCCGCACCTTCCTGCGCAAACGCACGCTCGCGCAATGCCTTGTCCTTGGCGGCTTGCACATCCGACTCACGGGACAATCGGGCATCGGTTTCTACCTTCTGCCGCTGCATACCGGTTAATCCGGAGACGAGACCGGCAAACGACTTGTCGTCAGCCCCTATCAGTGAGCCAACATCAGGCGATCCAACAATCGAACCGATGTCAGGCGTAGTGGCGCCCTGCGGTTGGGGATCAGCCATCTACACTGCCAAGATCATGTTTTTCTGTGAGTAATATCGGCAACAAAACCGTCACCATCTCCCCAGCTTCATTCAAAAATGTAAATGCCCGGGATATCGTGGGGTATTTATTACCGTCGGGCAGTTCGGTTCCAACGCCATCACGCCAATAGCTAATAAGACTGGCATCACTCGTAAGAATACAATGCGGCACCACGAAGCCGGCGTGCTTGCGCTTGTAAACAGCCTCTAGCCCCTCCGCGTGCGCCTTTAGCGACAGACATATCGGAGCTTTTCCCTCCGGAATATGCACATCATCTGTGATTTCCGCATCTGACGCCGGGTGTTTTACAAACTCATTCATTTATCAGCCTCCGCTCAACGTGATGGTCTGATTGCCGATCGTAGCGCTCGACTTGCCGTTGAGCGCCTGCGCCAGCGTGGCAATCGCCTTGCCGGTGTTCGCCGCCTGCGCTGTGTCGTTCGACACCTATGCCTGATAAAGCTGCCCAGACAATCCGGCCGCGCTCTGGCCTGCATTGATGAGTCCCTGACCGGACGAAGCCAGTTGCGCTCCCACCTGCGAGATCATCGCGGGCTCGGATGCATCGATCTTGGCCAGTGTCGCAGCCAGCGCGGTATTCTTGGTCGGATCGGTCGGCAGGCCTTGCGCCGCCGCATTGGCGATCGCCGTGGTCTTAGCGTCCGCAATCGCCTGCTGCACCTGCTGCATGTACTGCGGCGGCAGCGTGCCGCTGGTCAGATACTGCTGCAATGCCTCGCCCTGTCCCACAAGGCTGTTCGAATTGGCAGTCGCAGTTGCGGCATCGGCGGTAAGCGCGTTTTGATTGGCGGTTTGCTGCTGACCTTTGTAAATGTTGTAGCCGAGCCCGCCGACCCCGAGGGCAACGCCTAATGGGTTGCCGGTCAGCGACTTGATCGCGCCGGATCCGGCATTGCTCAGAAGGTCGCTAATCGAAGTGCTGCCCGATGCCGCTCCGGCTCCTGTAGCGCTCCCGCCGCCTGCCGCATTGCCTGCTCCCGCCGCGCCCGTAGAATCGACGCCGGTAGGCGATGTAACGCCCGCGGGAGCTGCCACCGAGGGCGCTCCGGCCGCAGCCGGCTGGCCCGCCGAGCCTGCAACAGGGCTGGTGCCAGTATTGAATACCGAATTGGGATTGCCGTTAACCGCCGTAGACCCCGGGCCGACGGAAGGGCTAAACCCGGACGTTCCCGTCGCGCCTACCAACGCATCAAGAGGGCTTTCCGGGCTTACAATCCCGCCAACACCACTGGCGAGGCCAGAACTGGCCGCCTGGCCGGCCGCAGCATCCGCGCCGCTCGCCGCCGCGCCCGTGCTCAACAGCTGTCCGCCCGTGCTGGCAAGGCCGCCCAGGCCCGAAGCTTCCGGGGCGGCCAGGAACGAGCCTGCGGTATCCAGAGCCGTTCCCCCGGTCCCCGCCAGCGAGCTGATGCCCGCTCCGGCACCTGAAGCAATCCCGGTACCTTCCAGGCCCGTGGCCCCGCCAAAAAGACCCTCTCCGGCACCGACCAAATCAGTAAGCCCGCCAGCTCCTGCGCCCGCACCCGCGATACCCGCACCCAGCCCGGCCCCAGCTTCTCCGAGACCGGCCGCCGCTTCACCGGCACCTGCCGCACCCGCGGCTTCAGCGGACCCGATGCCCAAACTGCCGATCAAGTCCCCGATTGCGGCAATACCTTCAGCAATTCCAAGATCAGGCATCGCACGTCTCCAACGACTTTTTCAGCTTCAGACTATAACTGATTTTGGCAGGCTTGAAACCCTTGAGTTCCCAGAGCCGACCAGCCGAGTTCTCGAACGTCGTCTCGCTGTCAACCCGGAACACGCCACGCTCGGCGAGATGCTGCAAGGCAAAGTCGATCATCCGGCTCAGGATCAAGGCACGCGTTGGACCTTGCTCGACGAAATAGGTCGGGATACTACACACCAATTCCTGCGTCGCATTGACATGCCGGTAGATAGCTCCAGTCAGAAAGCCGACCGGACGTCCATCCTGCCGGGCTACAACCAGCAGCAGCGCGCCATTGTCGTCCAGCGTCTGGTAAAGCGGCCAGTTCGGATTGCTTGGTATCTCGCGATCACCGGTCTCCTGCCACTGCAAGGCCAGCAGCCGGGCACTGTCCTCGGACGCCCGCGCCGCCGCCAGCCGTTCAATGGCGAACTCGACCATCACAACCTCGCATGCGTGACCTTGGTATCGAATAGCCTGCCCAGCCGTTCCTCGATCTTCGACTTCGGCACGTCGGTACTCTCACAAACGATGATGCGCTCAGCGCGAAGTCCGTTGCCCCACGACACCGCGGCATCGTAGAAGTCGGCCGCCAATTCAGCCTGTTCCTTGTCGTTCTTGTCCTCGACCCAGACAAATCGTTCCTGGATCATCTTACCGGGTTTCAGGCCGGGCACGTTGACAATCTGGAACAACGCCACCGCATGCGGTTGGTAGAGAAACAGATGCTCGTTATTAGCAATCAGGCCGCGCATCCAGCCGCCGATCCATTGTTCGGGCTGATCGGGGAAAAGCTGCTGCAGACGCTTGAGCACCCAGCCGCCGTGCTGCGACAGGTCGGCGGTAGAAAACCGGCGCACGATCACGGGGACGTGCGGGGCTTGTTCGACGAGAGTTGCTTCGGTCATTGGATCACCTCTGTACACGCCAGCTTTTTTCTAGCCTTATACGCCGCTTCTGAGAATATAATGTTTGTGAAATCTTTCCGCGAGAGGGACGGGTTTACCGCTCATCAGCCTATCTCCAGGATATCTGCGGCTTGAATGTGCTCATTAGCGTTGAGCCATATCCAACCCGCCAACTCGTTCTGGTTCTTCCAATCAACCTGCGACAAATCGAACCCGCTGATGCCCAGCAAAAAATTCTGCCCGTCGTGCATCAGCTGATGCTGATATTCCCATTGACCTACATTGTCGACGTCTATTGGATCGAGACTATACTCCGGAAGCGAGACCGCTACCAGTTCATAAAGCCGCCGAATAATGTCCCGGTGATGCGCCATGTGCGCAAACGCCCACTGCGCCCGCTCGGTGTCGGTCGAAGGGACGTTGTAAAGGTCGGCAATCGCTGACATCAAGCTGCCGCCGAGCAATAGTCGGTCCATCCGAGGCAGGCAAGCGCGCCACCCGCACCATTGCTGGCCCAATAGATATTGGTGCTCTCAAGCATCATGTAGGTTGCCGTATTTTCAAGCTGCGTCGAGTTGGTATTTGGCCAGATGAACCCGTGGGTGCCGCGCGGGCCGTTATTGGTTCCGGCATAAGAAGCGTTGGGAGCGATCTGAACGTCGGATGTACCTGCAGCCTGCCAATCCACCGCAGAAAGAATGTTGATGAATGACGCAGTCGGTGGCACGACTGTTGAAACGCTGACCGCCGCAAGTACGGGGCTGGTCGCACTGAATGTTCCTGCAATTCCATTAGCAATGACCGGGGGCGTCGGCGTATTCGAACTGGCAACGACCGTGTACTGCGCATCCGGTCCCAACTGCTTTGTTTGCATCAGATTCGACGAGCCATCGCAATACATCGCGCCGAGGTAAGCATAATAAACATACCCGGAAGGCAATGTCGGCAATCCAGCTTGTGGCGCCGTCTTCGTAGCAAGTCCCGCTGCTCCCGATCCGGTCGAAATGGCGTACAGATAGACCCATCCCGAAGCTGGTCGGGACTCACCGTCCATGCCGCCCGCAGTAGATGTCACGGTGCCGACTGTCAGATCAATTGCAAAACTGCCAATAGTAAAATATATCGGCGCCCCTACCGACGACACCAGGCAGCCGTTCACCGCCCGCACCTGTATCTTGGTATTGGGCGTGCCCGGATCATTGGAAATGGTCAGCCCGCTGACTGTCGCTGGTGCGACCGCCGTCACCCCGGTCGCAGGCTGATAAGACGACAGCACCCACGCGCCGTTGCCGGAATTATAAGATGCGCCGGTCGTATAAGTGACCTCGTAATACTGCCCCGACAGCAACGTACCGGAAGTCGCTTGCGATCCGGCCGGCACGTAGACCGGCAAGAACCCAAGAGCGAGAACTTCAAGCGTCACCGATCCGGTAGTTGCGGCCGGCGCGACGAAACCGAACTTCAACGGATTGGGCAGCCCGTAGCCATTGACCGTCGGCTGATTCGCCACAGGCGTCAGTACGATCGCGTTGGTGCCGGTCGCCGTGCATAACAGCGTCGTCAGCGCGCCGACCGCGGCAAAGTTGCCATCCAGCTGCGCCATCGAGGCGGCAGTCAGCGGGCCGAAAGTGGTAGGAAGCGCCATGCCTTATCCTCTGTAAGCCGGGATAGTGTCGCTTATCATCCCGGAAATCAACGCCATGTCGGCGGCATTGGTCGTAATAGTGAACCCCGTCAAAGCTCCGGTGTTGCCGATTGCATTGGGCGACGACAACGCAAACGACGTGCCTGATGTGTACCATGTCACCAGTTGCGCCGAGTTGTTGGTCCATGGCACCACGGCATTCGAGTTATTGGTCCAAACCACCTGCGTCGGACCGATGGAGATCGTCACGATCTCCGAATTAACCGGTGGCTTCTCGGTGTCGATCGACACCGTCAAATTCGCAGACAGAAAACTATAATACGCCGCCAGTGCCCAGAACCGGTTAGCCGTCTTGAAAAACTGATATCCGCCGGGACTGTCCCACAAACGCGATTGCATGATTTTCGTCAATGCGACCGATGGCTGCTGAAACATCGGGTAAATCGACGTGCCGTCAGTGCCCCACGCCGTCAGCACTGAGTCGATTTCCTGGAACTGGATAAAAATAAGCCCGACATCCTGCGTCGCCGGAAACCATTGCTTGCCGTTCCACATCAGGAGCTTGTTGGCCTGCAAGCCTGTGATCGGGTCGATGATCGGCAACAGCATCATCCACACTTTCTTGCCGAAGATGATGGCCTTGGCCGCGCTCGGAATCAGGTTACCGAAATTGGGCACCGTGTTGTAGACGCCGTCCAGCATTTCGCTTATTTTAGTCACCGCGCCGCCGTAGGAAACATGGGCACCGAACGAGTTAGCAAACAGGATATTGCGATTGAACACATCAACCGTATTGGGCCACGGGCATCCCACCTCGGGGTCGGCATTCTGATTGGTGAACGTCGTGACCGGCGGCGAACCCGAGGTTTGTACGCCCGAGATATAATTAACTGACGAGTCGCCGATCAGATACAGAAAGCCGTTGGTCTGTTTCAGTTGCACAAACCGGGTACGCAGGAAACTATCAGTTGAAGTGAAGTTGCCACCACCGTCACCTGACGAAAAGTCAGTCACCGAGCCCGGCGCGCTGAACGTCACCGTCGGTCCATTAACAATCCATACTCGTCCTGCATAATTCTCGATTGCGGTACCGCCGATCGCAAACGGTATCGTACCGTAGCCTGGCACCGCAGCGCCTGCGTTGTAAAACACAGTGCCGTCCCACAGGAAATAGCCGTTGGTTTGCTTGGCAACGATCTGGATGAACTGATCGCCGTACTGCGAGATGCCGACATTGAGCTGCGATGGAGCGCTGATCGTGCCCGCGCCCGCCATCAGAGTACGAACATAAGTTGTCGTGTTGAATTGATAAAGACTACCGTCGCTCAACACCACGACCGCAATCGGCGTCGTGCCGATATTGCCGAACTGATAAAACACCACACCCGCGCCGGGTGTCGTAAAACCTGCCGGTCCTACGCCCCAAAGGGTGCGCAGGTTGCGCCGAGGACCAAGCGGTATGAAGTTCTGGCTCCACGCCATCTGCTTGTCGTCGACACCGGGGCGCGTGGTCGCGGTATTGATGCCTTCGAAATCTTCGCAGATCAGCGGGTTGGGCGGCCCCGCCGGGAGGTAGGGGTTCGATTGTTCGGCTGCTGGTTGGGGAGCGTCTAGCACTTGACAATCTCATAGTACATGCTAGGACTAGTAAACTCAACCGAGGAGGTTCTGATGAAAGGCATCCAGCGCATGATCGTTCTTACCGCGCTCCAACATAAATGGATACAGGCGCAAGCCAAGAAGCTCGGGATCAGCGAGGCCGAAGTGATCCGGCGCGCGGTTGACGAGGTAAGGACGAAGTAAGATGATTTGCGCACATTGCTCCGCTCCGTATTATAAACAGCGTAACGGACAAAAATTCTGCTCGCCGCTATGCCGACAAAAAGCCCGTATAGCGGCGAGAGGTTCACGAGCATTACCGACGCAACAAAAAACGTGCCCTTTTTGCGCGCAGCTTTTTCAATCAACGCGACCAAAACAGCGCTTTTGTTGTAAAAAACATTCTCGCCTATACTCAGTAAACGCGCGAAAAGAAATGCTAAATGAACGCGCAAAAATAGCCATGCGAAAACGCAGAAAAGAAAACCCCGCTCGCGTAGCTCAACTAGCTGCCGAATTTCGCGCAAAACCAAAAAATAGACGCCTAGCTGCGATAAGAAGCCGCGAGTGGCATGCGGAACATCGTCACTACGCAAACCCGAAACGCACAGAAAGAAAACAGATGGAAAGAAACAGTCAGCCATGGAAAGGACCTCTAGTCGCGGCTAAAGTACGCGCTAAGTGGAAAAAACTTCCGTTCGATCTGACTGAGGAATGGGCTAAAACACGTTGGACCGGGCGTTGCGAATTAAGTGGCATAGAATTTTGCGTAGGCGCCCGTGGCAACGGCCCTAGGTACTTCGCAGCCAGTATAGATCGAATTCGCCCGGCGGAAGGATATATACAAAACAATTGTCGGTTTATATTGTGGGCAGTAAATGCCTTCAAATATACCGGAACCGATGAAGACGTGTTTATGGTTGCGGAAGCAATCATGCGAAAGCGCTCCCCAAACATCGAAGGAATTCTATCGCTGCCGGGATAAAACCTAGTACAAAAATGTACCTTCCGTAAGGATTCCCCATCCGACCTGGGCGTGCCATTTTCGAATATCCTAGTGTACGCAAATCAAACTCGTTTTCGTAGAATTTTGCCGCGTTGAAATTCTGCAATTCCATGTACGCCAGCTGCGCGGCCATGTAGGGCACAGCATCGGTCCACGGCTGGGGAATCACTTCCGGAATGCTGTTGTCCATCAGCATATCTTCAGGCAAACAAAAACAATCATACTCCAATTGATATTGCTGCGATGGAGGTGGATAAAAAAAGAAAGTGCCGTCAGCCCCCTGCCCGAACTGCGACCCAAACGAAGGGACATATTCATAGGTAGCCGATGGGTACTGACGTATCATCGCCTGATAAACCGTGAACGAATACATCGGCAAGCTGTAACGATATTGCGAATACAGCACACTGACGCCTTTGATCATGTGCACGGTATCGACGCCCGGCCACGCTCCAAGATAAATATCTGAAAACGAATACTGCTCCTGTCCCTGATTGAGCGTGTTGATCGGTGAGAGGTTCGGCGTCGCCACGGCACCCGTGCCCGGACCATTATCCGTGATCGTAATGATCGGCTGGAAATATCCGTCGCCGCCGTCAAGAATGATGACGTCGGTAATCACGCCTCCGATCAGCATCGCCTGCGCCGTCGCCTGCCGTCCCTGCGGATTCGGCAACGCACCACTCGGCCAATCGGGCGTCGTGATCGTCACTTTCGGATTGACATAACCGCTACCGCCCGACACCAGGGTGGTCGAGATGATTTGCCCGGAGATCGGCGTCAGGCGGCGAATGCATTGCGTGCGGCCCGCGACCTCGCGACGGGCGCGGTTGATGTAAACGCGAAGATCGTCAGGGTTCTCGAAATTCTGCTTCTGTTCACGAAGGAAGCGCTGGGTTTGCTGAAGATATGAAAAGAAGTCGACGATCATTGCGCGACTCCTCCGCCCGATTTGATTCCCATCTTGGTCGCTTCCGCGGGATCGCCGGCCTGTTCGTACTGCCAACGATTGACCGACGGGTTCGACGCGCGCCGCGCCCGGTCAATGAACTCCTTGTACATCTTATAATATTGAATAGCATCCGCCATGCGCGCATTGGTTTGCGCCGACATCAACGCGTAGTAAGCCGCAAAAAACGGTACCGCATCGGTCCACAGATAGGGAATCGCCTCGACATCATTATCTGACGCCAGCGGCTGCGGATAACAGACGCAATCGCAATTGAGAACGTAGGCAACATCGGGAAGCGGATTGACATAAAAACTACCAGACGCCCCGGATCCAGTTGCACCAGGAGCCGCGCCCTGGCCGTACTGCGCCCATGCAGTTGGCGGTCCGCTATCCGGCGCTGCATTATTTAGATAGTACAGTTCAAACCACTCCCACGGGCGAGGCGTGACCCACAGCGAGCCCGAAGCTCCGGGGACGCTATAGCGCATGCTGCGCATATGGATGGCGCCCTGCACGCCCGTTGTGGCCTGCACACCCGTGTTAAGTGTTGAGAAATTATATGCCTGCTGCCCGATCGCCGTGTTGATCGTTGCCAGCTCGCGGATACATTCAGCCTCGCCCGCCAGCTGCCCACGCGCCGTGTTGATGTAACGGATAAGATCGGCCGTGTTGTATAACGTCGTTGCCGCCGTACCGGGAAGCTGCAGAAGGACTTGAGTAGCTGTGAGGTAATTATTGAGCACGGCAAGTTATCCTTTGCCGGTCAACCTACACCGCCAGCATTACAAGCGACACACCCGCCCTGGAGCGCACGGGATCGATCGTATACCAAGCCAGCGAGCCATCCGGACGCTTACACAATACCTGGGTATTAAGCCGCATCGCGCTCTGCTCATCTCCCGCCGACTGACAGACGGAATCACCGACCTGCAACGTAGCAGGCGTATAGCGGGTGTTTGCGTCGACACCCGTAACGCTCTGACTGAAGGTCTCCGCCATGCTACGGCGCCGCCTGAATCACCGCGATGTCGAATGCACTTCCCATGGTGAGACCGATCGTGGCCACCGTGGTCAGAATACCATTCGGTGCCACAACGATACCGGGAGCGCCTTCGAACAGGCCGCCGTCGTAAATCGCACCGGCCGTGCCGATCGACACCGAGGTGTTGCCGGGGGTGAGCCCGATCTGGGCCGGCCGCGGCAACCATGCACGGTAGGTCGAATCCGGATTGTTGGTAATCGTACCCTGCGCCGGTACGCCGCCGACCGTGGTGATCAGCGTGTTCGAGGTGCCGTAGCCGACACCAGGGCCGGACACCGTCGCGGCCACCACCGTCTGCATCACGTTCGCCGTCAACGAGCCCGAGGAACCGGCGCCGCCGATCGACAACGTCACACTGGCCAGCGAGCCGTTGTTGAGCGGCGCACCGTTATTGGTCACCAGCGCGCCCATGATCACGCCTGCCGAGGTCAGCGAAAACGCCACCGAGGCCACGGTGATGCCGGCATTGATGTTCGGATCGAACGGACTGGTCACGACCACCGGGGTCGGCGCTGACGGGTAACCCGCACCGGGATTGGTGATCGAGACTGAGGCAATCGAGCCGCCGGAACCAAGGATTGCGATCGCGGTCGCCGGAATGCCGCCAACGCCGTTCGCATTGGCGTAAGACGGAGGTGGCGGGGGGATCATGATCAGCGGTGCAACGCCGTAGCCCGCGCCTTTGGTTGGGACGTCAAGCGTGAACGTGCCGGTCTCGGCGAGCGCACCACCCACGATCGGCAGCAAGGTCGGAGGCCCGCCAAAGCCGAACGTGCCGATCGCCGTGATCGTCGTGGTCGACTGCACATAGCCGGTGCCGCCGTTGATCACGGATGCTGAAATGACACAGCCGGTGAGGTTGGCCATGCGGTAGTTGAAGCCGTCGCTCTTGATGAAAATCGACCCGCGCCCATACGCAGCGCTGGAACTCGTGCTCCAGATACCGGTGACCGGATCGAGGAACTGAATGACGTTGTACAGGCCGGGGCTGACATACCAATCACCGGCCGGAAACGTGTATGTATCGCCGGGCGCCAGCGCGAGGCGATTGCTCGACGCGTCCGGCGGAGCGTTGTTCAGTTCGGAAGGATAGAGGTTCTGGGGAAACGGAAGCCCAAGACCCGGACCTGAAAGGGGAGACGGCATTGAAGATGCTCCTTAAAAAGCTGACCCTTGCAGATTGTATCCGTGGAAACCGCTGACGGACTTGGCACTCAGCACGTCGTAGCCACAGACGACCACGCCCTGCTGACCGATCTGCCCGAGCGGCACCAGGGAATAGAAGCCCGAGAAGTCGAGCGCGGCATCCTCGCTCATGTACATCGAGGTGTACTTGACGTTGACGCCGTAGCAGTTGCCCTTCGGACAGAAGTGGTCGGCGAAGATCGGCACGCCCGACACCACGAGGTTCGGGAAGCTGGTCCGCACCGCGGTTTCCATCGAGCCGACACCGGCCATCTGCGGGATCTGGTGAATTTGCTCAATCGAGATGAACGTGTTGTTGAGCGTGGCGTAATCGCCGGGATTCATCACAACAAAGGTCGGCGCTTCGCCGCCCGCCGCATCGGTGACACCGGCCAGCAACGTCGCCATCCCGGCGCGCGTGAAGCCCGCGGCACCCTGGCTGTAGGTGCCGGAATTCAGATTGATGTACTGGCCCTTGAAATTCGAGTTGCCGGCCGCGTTACGGTTGATGCCGCCATAGGTCGGCACGTTGGTGCCGTCATCGAAGGCGTTGTAGAACGAGTCCGGCTGCTGCGGGTTCGCCGCGTTGTTGGTGAACAGCAGACCCGCCATATTCTGACGGGTGACGGCATAGACGTCGTTCATGCGGGCCTTGAGAATCGATATCTCACGGTCGGTCGCCTGAATGATGGTTTCACCGAAGGGCAGCGGGACCGGCACGACCCAGTACGCCAGATTCCACTGACCGTTCTGGATGCCAGGGGTGATGACGGGGGAGTTGAAGCCACCGCCGTACCCGGTCCATTGACCGGCCACCATGCTCTGCCCCTGCAAGGGCACGGTGACCTGGTTCAAACCACCGGCCGCGCGCTGCGCGTTGCCGAGCATGTAGAACAGGCAAGGACTGCCAAAGTATAGCTGGACGAACAATTTTGGGACGAAAGCGCGCCTTGTGACTGAAGCCAACTCGCTGAAAATAGCGCCTGACTGCGGGGCAACGCCTAAACCGGGAAGCGGCATCTCAAACTCCGATGGTTAGCGGTGTTGCCCGCGAAATTCCTTGAGCGCATCGATCGCCATACGATCGACGACGGCATTGTCCTCGCCCTTGCTGGTGATCAGTGCCGCGATGCTCTTGTCGGCCTGACTGTCGGTCGACGTCGTCAGGTCAGCAAAACCCCACGAACCGATGCCGCCGGGAGTGACTGGGGTCGGAGGCGGGTTGTTGCGCTCGAAAATGGCAACGGCATCATCGACGTCGAGCAGGCCCTTGTCGTCCATCAGCTTCTGGACGGCAGCGACGCCTTCATCGGTGTAACCGGCACGACGAAGCCGCGCGAGACCTTCGGCCTGACTGCGCGCGATGTCGCTGATTCTGGCACTCTTCTCGCGCTCCGCGTCGCGCGCCTCAATGGCGTCCAGTTTTTCCTGGAGCTTCTTCTCCAGGTCCTTCACCGGACCCATCTGCCGCTCCTCGGCGTCAAGCGTCGGCGTCAATGCCTTTTCGTCGACCAGTTTATGTGCCTGCTCCAGGAGTTTGCGCGATTCCGGTTTGGCGGCGATCTTCTGGGCAACATTGAACAGCGCCTGGCGCTGGTTCCACTCGGCCTCGTCGACTTCAATCTTCGGCATGGATCACTTCCCCGGAGTCGAGCCGGCGTTCGGCACATGGCTGATGTTCATCGCCATCGACTTTTCCTGCGAAGGCAAGTGCGACAGGCGACCGCCAATATCGATCTGCTTCATGTCGACACGCACGATCTGCTCATCGGATTCCGGGATCGACTTGGCGTTGTTCTGGAAAATATTCAGGTTCGACATGGTGACTCCTTCAATAGCCGTGACCGCGACGGGGCCGCTCGACGTGCTCGACGCTGTGATCACTGGGCGACAACGCCGGGGTGTGGTCCTTGAACATTTCCGCCGGGGTGAGCGCCGTGCGCACAACATCCGGGCTGTTCGACTTCGGAGGCATCTCTACCTCAGTATGAAAAATGGTGTTCCTCATGCCGCCCTCGCCTGTCCGGGGGGCTGCCCCTGCGCACCCTGTCCGCCCGCGCCCTGTTGGCGCATCTGCTGCACGGCCTGCATCTGCTGGTTATTCTGGGCGGCCTGGCGCATCTGGGCTTCGATGTTGTTCTTCTGGGCGGCCGGCGTCATCGAACCGGCGGGTACGAATTTCACGAGCTTGTTGAGGCATTCGAGAACGGCCTTGCCGATATCGGACGATGCTCCGACCTCGGGGATCAGCCCTTCAAGTATCTTGACCACGCCTCCCAGCTTCTGCAGTCCGGCAGCCTCATAACCCTTATTCGGCGTCGATCCCGTCGCCGGGGTCGATCCAAAGGGTTGCTGGGGTTGTCCGCCCGGAGCTGCAGGAGCTGGTACAGGCATGGGTTACTTGCGGTGCTTCCGCTTGCCCTTACGATTACGCTCGATCATCGCCCGAACTCCTTCTGGCTGGATGACGCGGTATTGCGCCACGGCCAACCTCGTTTGGTTCCGGAAGGAAGGCCAGCCCGCGCGTTCGGATACTTTCATAGCTTTTTGGGTTGATTTTTGTAATTTCAGGCATTAGCCTGCGTCTTCATGGAAAATGGGCAATCTCCATCAACCAACAACCGGCGCTGGTTCACTGCAAAGGAAGCGGCCGACTACATCGGCGTTCATCTCGACACACTGTACCGCTACACACGCCAACGCAAAAACAAACCGCCATTCACGCGCTTCGTCAGCGGCGGTCCGTATCGATTTCCAAAAGACAAATTCATCCAGTGGGCGGCCGACGACTCACAAAAATAAGGATCGACCGATGTACAGCTTGACGATTATGTTTGGGTCAGCGGCAACACCGTGGCAGTTTCTTTTCAAAGATAAAAACAAAGCTGAAAGCGCTTACGCATCCATCAACGAAACCATCAAAGAAGGACTTATGGCTCGAATCGTAGACGATTATGGACAGACCGCTACGATCGGCTCAATCACTGGGTATCTACTCGAAGACCTCGACCTCACCGTTGAAGCCCGCATCCAGCGCACGCTCAATCAAGCCCATGGTCAGGCGAAATACACCGAACGGGCCAAAGCCGATCCGGTGCTGATGCGCGCTGCTGCCGGTCAACGCGGACCATCGGTGATCTCGCCGTTCGCGAACGGGCAATTCCAATAACACTGCCCGTTTCGTCTAGCGGTCAGGACATCAGCTTTTGAAGCTGAAGACTGCGGTTCAAATCCGTGAACGGGTGCCACTCACCGCTTCCCGGCAGTTAATTGCTTAAGCGCAAATTTCTCCTTCCCATCTTCCGGCAAGCTCTTGAGCAGCTTCTCGGTCTGCTCCTCTTTCTTCTTGGCACGATCGCGAAGCGAAGCCTTGGCCGCTTCCTTGTTCGGGAATGGCAAGTTGTCGATCATGTATTCGCCGTCGACATCGCCAACCTTGCGCGCGGCGAAGATCAATTGCTGCGCCTCATCGGCAAATATCGGGCTTGACGAGTGGCTGTCGACCGTAATGCGCCAATCAGGCGGCAAGTCGGTCAACAGAAACGACGACTCCTCCATATCGACCGGCTTGTCCGCCTTGACCCAGAACTTCCGTGATTCCTTGGCCTCCATCAGCGCCGCGGTCAGATCCGCCGATGCCGCGCATTGCCGCTCGATCGACAGCGCGCGATCCCGCAGTGTGGGCGAGGCCGTCTTCATCAGGGTTTGCGCGTGAGACTGGGCACGCACACCGGGTTCACCCTGCCCTTGCATGATCGACGGAAACGAGCCGAGAATATTGATCTGCTCGATCAGGAATTTAACCGCTGGCAGCAATATCTCCGGAATTTTCGGCGTGATGTCCTCGACACCGCCACCCACCCCAAGATTCATGTAGCCGGAAGTGCGGAACTGGGCGTATGCCTCATCGAGCACCGTGTTCTCGCCCTTGAACGCCAGCAGCTTATCAATCTGTTGCCCAACCAGCCGCTTGAAATCGTCCATCCATTGCGCCAGCAGGCCCTGCGGCTCGATCAAATCGACCAACTCGCTGCGACCCCAGAACCAGTTCGACACCGGATTGGTCTGAATCAGGCGATACGGATGCGTGTCCTTGATCCCCAGCAAATTCGACAGCTTGAACCGCGTCACCAGGATATCGGGCTCGACCATCTGGATCGTGATGTAACCATCCTCCCCCTTCACCCACAACTCATGAAATTTTACCGTAGGCGCGCCAACGGTCGGCCCCATGATCGCATAATTCGGATCGTTGCCGATCTGGATGATGCCGCCGGGCAACGGTCGAGTCGACGATTGCACGCCGGTATTGATCTGCGAGGTCGATAATACCTGATGAAAAAAACTGTCCGGCGCATTCGACGTC